TGAGTCAAGAGGCATCAGCTACCAGCACCGAAACAGACGCAGTTAGTGATACGTCAAGTACTCAACAATGATTCCAAATCCGTGTTGTTAAAGCGAAAAAACGAAATTGAAGTTTCTATAACAGAAACTTAATACATTAATTTTAAATGCTTGTAAACGTTGATATTAAAGCATTTGAGAGATTTTAAAAAAAGTACTTATAAAATTTATTACGATTTTTGTTACGATTTATACCAAAAATTAGGGTAACCCGATTAAGGGCTACCCTTTTTTTATAAATTATTGATAGCCATCTCAAAAATGTTTCCGCCTTGTTTTGCTCCCTCCTCGGTTGCATGAACGTAAATGTTAAGTGTCATTGTGATATTGCTATGACCTAAACGGTGTTGTAAGTCTTTTGGAGACATACCAGCATTTAACATTAAAGTGGCGTGTGTATGGCGTAGACCATGGAAACGTACATTAGGGACACCAGCGTTTTTAAAATGCTTATACAATTGGTTTCTAATGTTGTTAGGGTCAATGTATTTATCAGTGAAATTTGAAAAGACGACTTTTTCAGACCGACCAAGTTCCCACGCTTTAACATGTTGTCGGTTTTTATATTGTTTAAGCATGAGTATAGTAGCTTTATCAATTGAAATTTGTCTATAACTTGCCATAGATTTAGGGCTGTTTATTTCAATTCTGTTGTTTAGTGTCTTGTTAACGTCAATAACACCATTATCTAAGTCAATATCAGACCATTCAAGCGCCATAGCCTCCCCGATACGCAACCCAGTAGCCAAAAGCGTTTTATATAAGACAATGTTAAACAGATTTTTGTATTTTGATTGATCAAGTGTATCTAAGTAATTTAAAAACTGTTTTAATTCTTGTTTGTCTAAAAACTTAATTTCAGTTTTCTTTTCTTGTTTTTTACGGGGAACAATAACGTCAGTTGCGGGGTTATGCTCCAACAGTTGCAAACTAACGCCATATTTTAAGATACGCTTATTTAAGCCAACTAATTTATGATAAGAGTCAAAAGCGTTCTTACTTTGTCTATTGGCTTTGTTCGCCCATTTATTCACTTGTTTTTGAATAACGGGTGTTGTTAGGTTATCTAGTCTATATCCACCAAAAGCGGGCAATAGATGGGCATCTAGATAGCTTTTAACAGCTTTTTTTGTATTTGGCTTAACTGTATTCTTGTAACTATCCCACCAAAGTGAAACAAGCTCCCTATAAGTTTTTACATTTACTTTCTTTTTAACGGTGTATCCGTTACGAGCGAATTCATTTATCGCCTCACGGGTCTTGATTTTAACACCCTTTTTAGTGTTAGCAGTGATAGTGGTACGAGCTTGTTTACCCGTTGCTTTATCAATACCTAAATAGATATTAGTACGGTACACAATTGTACCGTTTTTCTTTGTGATTTTCTTAATTTCTGCCATTTGTAACCTCTTCTCTTAACTACAGCAGGCAGGCTATAAGGGTTTTAGAGTTTGAGGTTCTAGCACCATTCAAGACAACATGGTAGTAAATGAATGTTATCCGCCCTAATCGTTATCGGTTGGGGTGGTTTTTTGTTTAAGAAATTCATGGATAAAGTCATGGGTATAAACAACGTCGTCTTGATTATCACCAAAATGGCTATCGAAAAGTTTTATAAAGTCTTCTAGCGCCTTTATTTCAATATCAGTTAGTTCATCCTTTTCAATTCTTGGAACAATGTAAAAAAGTATATCCTTGCAAACCTTATCATAGTTTTCAATTAACAAGGAAAGGAATCTAACATTTGATATTAAGTCAAACCCTTTTGTTTTTTCATAATTTTGTTCCATGGCTATTTTTGCATTAACAATTGTTCGGTTTTGGCTTTCAATTATTTTTTTAGCTATTTCATTATCGGGAGAAACCGTCCCAGCGGAAACAGCATTTAGAATATCTATAGCGTCACCAATAGTTAACTTATCATCGTAACCTAGTAAATAAGAGATAGGAACTTTAAAGTATTCGGCGATTGTTCTCCAAGTGTTTTCTTCTCTCGGGGAACGTTTGCCATTCTCGTAGGAAGATAATTGCCCAGTAGAGAGAGGTAATTCATATTTGTTCTTTAGTTCTTTACTTAGTTCATCTAATGTCAGCCCTTTGGCTTTTCGTAATTCTTTCAATCTGTTTCCCATATGAGAGTACTCCTATTTTTATATCTTTGATTATAACACGTTTGAGCATAAAACCAAAAGATATTTTCAAAATGAGAGAAAAAGTATTTGACTTTTTCAGAATGAAAGAATATAATAAACTTACTTTCAAATTGAGAGAAAAATAAAAAGGAGGTACAAAATGCTTATTTCTGAAAAAGTATCTAGTCTAGTGCGACACAAGCGAGTTGACAATAGACTTTCTAAAAGTCAATTAGCTGAAAATCTAAACGTTGCTCGTAGCACCCTAGCCAAAATCGAAAAGGGTAATTATGACGCCCCTAAGCGTATCTATGAAAGTGTTATGAATTGGCTTATCGAAGATTTGTAGAAAACACGACAAAAAAATCCCCAATGTTCAAAATTACAACAAAGGAGAAATTTACATGGAAAAATTAGAACAATGGAACGGACATGGTATCCGTTTTGTAGAACACAACGGCGAATGGTGGGCGGTTGCTAAAGATATAACTAGCGCCTTAGGATTGAAACAGCCAACTAGAGCCTTGCATGGTTTAAAGGATAGCGAGGTAGCATTATGTGACCTTACTGTTAGTAAGCCCACAGCAAAGAAAGCACGTAAAACACAGACAATGAACATTATTAGTGAAAAAGCTATCTATAAATTAGTATTCAAGTCACGCAAAAAAGAGGCGGAAGAATTTCAAGATTGGGTGTTTGAAATCATCAAACAGTTACGCCAACAAACGGGCTTAGAGGGCTTTCAAGCCTTTAGAATGCTAGATAAGCAACACCAAAAGAACGCCATGACTTTACTTTCTAACGGTTTTCAAGAAGTAAACAAAGAGGCAAAACCTAAAGATATGATAAAAGCCAATACTATTGCTAATAAAGCTATATCAAATAAATACGGGTATCCGAAAATGGTAAAAAAATCAGAGATGACCGAACCAATGCTAAGAGATAGAGAGCAAGTGTTAGATGAAACAGTTGAGTTAATGCTCGTTAAAGAACGTTACGGCTTAAATTTCAGCGTTGCTAATACTATCTACGGCAAAACCTGCTTATGAGAGCAACAAAAAAGGCTTGAGTGACAGCTCAAACCAAAAGTGAAACTTGAAAAATATTAGATAAAACAAAACACTACAGCGGGCAGGCTATGAGGGTTTTGGATTATCTTCTATGTTTATATTATAGCATAGAAACAGCGTCATATCAAGGTTTAGGGGGTTTTTAGAAAGGCAATCATAGGGAAAAATCGCTGGTATTAAGCAAGAAAGAGCTAGAAAGGAGTAAGAATGCTTTATCAAGAAATCAATTTGCCAATATGGGCGGAGTTGCTTATCATGGCTATTCTATCAATTGTTATTATTTTGCTGATAAGGTACGAGCCACCAGCAAAGGAGGAAGAAAAGCAGACACAGAACGTTAAGACATACAACCATGTAAAAGAACGATATGGGGCTTATATTCAATCACAGGGACGTTATTACAACTAAGGAGGGATAAGGAATGACAGATAAAGAATTATTTGATATTGCTGAACGTGTAAAATAGCAAGCAACGACCGAGGAATTAGAAGAGTTTAAACACTTGGAACGGCGAGAAGAGAGGGTCGCATGGGTTAAAAATCAGATTGCTAAGCTAGATAAAGGAGACATATTGCCATGACAGATAACATTATCAACTTTCAAGACATCAAAACGGAGCTAGAGGAAACGCACCACATTCTATCAAGCTTTGCTTTTGAGGAAGTGACAGCTTTAAACATAGAACAACTATCGAACAATCTTATTATCATTTCTAACACGCTAGAAAAAACAATAGACGTTATTAAAATGTTGAAAGACAATAACGTTGCAATTTAAGAGCAACTTATCCAACTAGGGGATAAGGTGGAAATATTAGAAAACGATATGGAGGTGCTTTTGTGAGCTTATCAAAGAACGAAAAAGAGCTGCTAAGACGTTTGGGACTTGGTAAAGAAAACGCAAAGACAACAAAAGAGATTATCAGAGGGTTACCAATAACCGAAAGGGGAGCGCCGCTTGAATTGGGTTATCCGACAAATTCTAAAAATGGGGGTATGATATGGGAACATTTTCAACAGAATTTGAACAAGGCTTATTAGATCGTGTAGACGAACTTTCCAAAAAGAAGTTAGAACTAGA